GGCCCAACGGGCCCAACAGGTGATATAGGTGTCACAGGGCCTACAGGCCCAACAGGAGACACTGGAGTTACAGGAGATATTGGCCCAACGGGCCCAACAGGAGTTACTGGAGACACAGGCCCTACAGGGCCTACAGGTGTTACTGGTGATACAGGTGTTACTGGTGATACAGGCCCAACGGGCCCAACAGGAGTCACTGGAGACACAGGGCCTACAGGCCCAACAGGAGACATTGGTCCCACTGGTATTACAGGAGATACAGGCCCAACGGGCCCAACTGGTGTAACTGGTGATACAGGTTCTACAGGAGTCACAGGAGATACAGGCCCAACGGGCCCAACAGGAGCGTCAGGTGCCACAGGTGCGACGGGACCTACAGGAGCAACAGGAACTTCAGGAGCAGACGGAGATAGATATGCTACAACATCTACAAGTTCAGTAGCAATTGGAAGCGGTACTAAATCATTTACTCTGGCAGATATAAATGTAGACTATACAATTGGACAAACAGTTATAGTTGCATTTGATATAAATAATTCTATGACTGGAGATGTAACAAATTACAATTCAGGAACAGGTGTTTTAACATTTACAGTATCTACCTTTGTTGGTAGTGGTACATATGCATCTTGGCAAGTAAATCTTGCAGGTTCAGTTGGTATTGCTGGTGCTACAGGCGCTACTGGTCCAACAGGGGCCACTGGCGTTACAGGCCCAACTGGTGTCACAGGAGTAACTGGTGATATAGGTGCAACTGGAGATACAGGCCCTACAGGCCCAACAGGTAATACTGGACCAACAGGTCCTACAGGTGTTACAGGTATTACAGGACCTACGGGTCCAACAGGAGATATAGGTGTAACAGGAGATACTGGACCAACTGGTCCAACAGGTGTCACTGGCGACACAGGTCCTACAGGACCAACAGGCGTTACAGGTGATGCAGGTGTCACAGGTGACATAGGACCTACAGGTCCAACAGGAGTTACAGGCGATACTGGACCTACAGGTCCAACAGGCTCAACAGGAGTCACTGGAGATACTGGAGTCACAGGAGACACAGGTCCTACAGGACCCACAGGTGTTACTGGTGATACTGGTCCTACAGGACCAACAGGAGTTACTGGTGACACTGGTCCCACAGGACCAACAGGAGTCACAGGAGATACAGGACCAACAGGAGTTACAGGCGATACTGGACCTACAGGTCCTACTGGCGTAACTGGCGATACTGGGCCTACTGGAGTTACAGGCGATATTGGTCCTACAGGACCCACAGGTGTAACTGGAGATACAGGCCCAACGGGCCCAACAGGTGTAACAGGAGACACTGGAGCCACAGGAGTTACTGGTGACACAGGGCCTACAGGCCCAACAGGAGTTACAGGTGATACTGGTCCTACTGGTGTAACTGGAGATATTGGCCCTACAGGGCCTACAGGTGTAACAGGAGACACTGGACCAACAGGTCCTACAGGGGTCACTGGAGACACAGGAGCAACTGGTGTAACTGGAGATATTGGTCCTACAGGAGTAACTGGAGATACTGGTCCTACAGGACCTACTGGTGTAACTGGTGATACAGGACCTACAGGCCCAACGGGCCCTACAGGTGATCAAGGTTTAACTGGACCACCAGGACCAACAGGATTTACTGGTGATACAGGCCCTACAGGGCCTACTGGTGTCACAGGTCCTACAGGTCCTACAGGAAGCACTGGTCCTACAGGTTTAACTGGACCAAGCGGAACACCTGCTTTATGGAATTTTACAGGGGCTTACAGTGGTGGGGCATCATATGCCATTGGAGACATAGCAACTTATGATGGATCAACTTGGTATCGTACTGATGCACATGGTGGAAATGTTGGAGATACTCCTTCATTAGTATCACCATATTGGACAGTCATTGCATTAGAAGGTGACATAGGACCTACAGGTTCCACTGGTGTAACTGGTAATACTGGGCCTACAGGCCCAACAGGTGTTACAGGTAATACAGGTCCTACAGGACCTACTGGTGTAACTGGAAATGTAGGAGTTACTGGTGACACTGGTCCTACAGGACCAACAGGAGTTACTGGTGACACTGGTCCTACAGGACCAACAGGAGTCACAGGAGATATTGGACCTACAGGTGTTACAGGAATCACAGGTGATACTGGTCCTACAGGACCAACAGGAGTAACAGGAAACACAGGTCCTACAGGACCTACAGGTGTTACAGGTACTGCTGGGTTTAGCGTTCTTAATGGAATCATTGACCCAACAACTGAAGGTGTCAATGGTGACTTTTATATAAATACTGTAACTAATCAAATCTTTGGTCCAAAGGCTGCAGGATCGTGGCCTTCTGGAGTTAACATTGTTGGACCTACGGGACCTACAGGTGTAACTGGACCTACTGGTAATACTGGTCCTACAGGACCAACAGGAGTTACTGGAGATGCAGGTGTTACAGGACCAACAGGGGCCACAGGCCCAACTGGTATTGGTACAACAGGAGCCACAGGACCTACTGGACCTACTGGAGTTACTGGAGTTGCTGGTTTTAGTGTTCTTAACGGAAGCGTTGATCCAACAACACAAGGCGTTAATGGCGACTTCTACATTAACACTACTAGCAATCAAATCTTTGGACCTAAAGCAGGAGGTACATGGCCTGCTGGAGTAAATCTTATAGGACCTACAGGGGCCACAGGCCCAACAGGAGTAACTGGTGCTACAGGACCTACTGGAGTAGGCACCACAGGTGCTACAGGACCTACAGGAGTAGGCACCACAGGTGCTACAGGTCCTACAGGAGTAGGCACCACAGGTGCTACAGGTCCTACAGGAGTAGGCACCACAGGTGCTACAGGTCCAACTGGACCTACAGGTGTTACAGGGGCCACAGGCCCTACAGGAGCAACAGGTGCTGGTGCACAAGTCACACTTAATGCACAAACTGCAACATATACTGCAGTATTAACTGATGCTGGTAAATTAGTAACAATGTCAAATGCTTCTGCTAACAATTTTCAAATACCAACAGATGCAAATGTTGCTTTTGCAACAGGAACAATTATAAATGTTCAGCAAATTGGAGCGGGACAAACAACTATAGTAGCAGTAACCCCAGGAACAACAACAATAACTTCAGTTGGTGCAACTGCTGCTTCTCCTAAATTAAGAGCACAATATTCACTAGCATCTTGTATTAAGACTGCAGCAAATACTTGGACTGTTGTAGGAGATATTGCCTAATGCTTATCCTTGGTAGTGTAGCCTCAAGTTTTAGAGTACCAGCAGCAGCGCAATTTATTGCAGTTTCTACTGTAAATGCTCCTCGTGTTCAAGTATATCCATGGTCATCATCAGGGTTTGGAACAAAACTTTCTAATCCAGCATATAGCATTCCAAATACTGCTTATGGAGTTGCTTGGAGAGCACAAAGAGATGCTATTGCCACAATTGGCCGTGATACTGCATTTATTAGGGCTTTCGCATTTTCAGAATCTACAGGGTTTGGCAGTAAGTATGCAGATCCAGGAAGTGGTATTGGAGGCTTTGGATATGGTGTTGCTTGGAATCCTGATGGAAATGCTATTGGTGCTGGATATAATGATTCAAATGGAAACGCTGCTTGGGCTTGGTCATCAGGTTTTGGAAGTAAATATGCACAACCAGCAACAAGAATTGAAGGAAGTGGTAAAGGGGTAGAATGGTCAGCAAATGGTGCAAGTATTGGTTTTGCTAGTTCCGTATCACCTCGCATCCAAGCATATCCTTGGTCATCAGGGTTTGGAACTAAGTACGCAGATCCAGCAACTTTACCTACAGGTGGAGGAAGAGATATTGCTTTTCGTGGAAATACTGATATTATTATTGCAAATACAGGAGGAACTACTCCTAACATGAGTGCTTATCCTTGGAGTCCAGGTTTTGGTACTAAATATGCAAACCCAGGAACGATACCAGGTGGTAATGGTTATGGATGTGATTTTAGTCCTTCTGGTGCTGATGTAGCACTTGCAATAGGTGCNTCACCTAAAGTTATGGCTTATCCATTTTCAGGATCAGGTTTTGGTACTAANTATGCAGACCCAGGAACATTACCTCTAGGTTTTCGTGCACAGGGTGTTGCTTTTAACGCAACAAGTAATGCTATTGCTGTTGGTTCCTTTGACTCACCATTTATAACAGCATATCCTTGGACTTCAGGAACAGGTTTTGGTAGTAAGTTTTCAAATCCAGCAACGCTACCTCCAAGTGAAGTTCTTACAGTAGCGTTTCTTTAAAATATAAAAAGGAGAATAAAATGACAGAAGAAGTACAACTAACAGCAAGACAACTGCGCCAAAGAGAAGTAGATGCTTATCAAGCAAATATTAATGCTTATACAGCACTACTTGTTACACTTGATGGTAATTGGGATGCAGATCTAGTACATCTAAAGGATGTTCCAGGTCAAGAAGGTGCTCGTCAATGTCCAATGGATAGACTAGAGCGCTTTGCAGTTCTACAACAGTTTGAACAAGTAAGTAACTTACTTAAGACTGAAACTGTAGAATGTGCTAAAGCAAGAGCAATACTTAATATTCTTCCAGAATAATAATAATTAGGAGAAAAGGTAAATTATGAGTCTTTCTAAAAGATTGAGGGCATCTGAAGAGGCCAGAGATATGAACAGTCAATATATACTTCCATTGATTCCACCTCGCCCTTTGTTTGGCGTTGCTAACACTGGTACATATGTTGATACAGAGTCTGCTATTCGCACATCTACAGTTTACTCTTGCGTAAGACTTCTTGGAGATACCATTTCTTCATTACCAATGGGTGCATATGTACGCAGAGGAAGAAATCGTCTTTCATATGCATCAGTATATACAGAACAACCAGCATGGATTAATAAGCCAAACCCAGAATCAACAAGACTAGAATTTATTGAACAAGTAATTACTTCAATGCATCTACATGGTAATGCATTTATTTTGACGGTACGAGATGATAACAACGAAGTAACAGAACTATATGTACTAAACCCAAATGAAGTAAGAATTGAAAGACCTGTCCCAGGTGAGCCACTTGTCTATAGAATTAAAGATATAGAAAATGGCATCTACGATCAAATTTTAACAAGCAACGAAGTTCTACACATTCCACTATTTAGAATGCCAGGATCACATTATGGATTAAGTCCAATTGGTGCTTGCCGTATGTCTGTTGGTATTGCACAAGCATCTGATACATATGCTGCATCATACTTTGGTAATGCATCAAATCCTGGCGGAGTTATTGAAGTTGCAGGAGAATTAAATTCAGAACAAGCAGGAGACATTGCTCGTAACTGGCAAGAATCACATGCTGGACCATACATGTCTGGTAAAGTTGGTATTCTTTCTGGTGGTGCTGCATTTAAACCACTTCAACTAAACGCTGCTGACGCACAACTAATTGAGGTCAGACGATTCAATGTGGAAGACATTGCAAGAATATTCCGTGTCCCACTATCACTTCTAGGTCATCCTACACAAGGAGCAATGTCCTATGCATCAGTTGAAGCACAGAACCTTTCATTTGTACAACACTCATTGCGTCCATTGCTAGAGCGTTTGGAACAAGCACTATCTCCACTACTTCCTGAGTCAGATGGATTTATTCGCTTTAACCTAGATGCACTTTTGCGAGGTACAACACTAGAACGCTTTGATGCATACACAAAGGGATTAAGAGAAGGATTCTTATCACTAAATGATGTAAGAAACTACGAAGATCTATCATCACTTGGAGAATCTGGAGATCAATACAGACTTCCTCTACAAAACATTGATGCTGGTCAAGCACCACTTGTTGGAGATAAGATTAAGGCTGAAATAATTACAATGCTTGTACAGTCTGGATTTGATCCAGCAGATGCTGTAAAGGCTGTTGATATGATGCCAATCAAGCATACAGGAGTTCCTTCAACGCAACTACAACCTGTATCTATGATAGATCCAATAGATCCAGAATCAGTATACGAGGTTAAATAATGCCAATAGAAAATGTCCCAGAGTTCATTAAAAATAATGCACAAAGAGGCCTAGACTATTTAGCAGAAGGTTTGGTGGCGATGGACTTACTGATGCTACTAAAAGAGAAGCAAGAGAGATGGCAGCAGGCAATATCTCTGATAACAAAGTAAGAAAGATGGCACCTTGGTTTGCTCGTCACAAGGTAGATGGACAAGCACCAAAGAATAAAGATTCCTCAGATCCAGGGTATCCTGGTGCAGGATTAGTTGCTTGGCTGCTTTGGGGTGGCAATGCAGATTTTGATAATGCTGCTCAGGACTGGGCACAACGCCAAATTGATAAATTAGATAATGAAACTAATAAAGCAAGGAGTAAGATGAAGAAGACAGAACGCCGTACCTTTACGGTCAGAGACATAGAGGCAAGACAGGCAGAAGACGGTACTATGCGTATGGCAGGTTATGCTGCTGTGTTTAACGAAGCATCTGTTCCTTTGCCATTCATTGANAAGATTTCACCAGGTGCATTCACAAAAACACTTCAAGAGACACCAGATGTTCGTTTATTGGTTAACCATGAAGGATTACCTATGGCCAGAACTAAAAACGGTACAATGAGATTGTCTGAAGATGAACGAGGACTATACTTTGAAGCAGAACTAGCAAATACACAAGAAGCAAGAGATCTATATACACTTGTTGAGCGTGGAGATGTAGACCAAATGTCATTTGCATTTAGAGTAATTCGTCAAAACTGGAATAAGGCTCGTACAGAAAGAACACTTACAGAGGTAAGCCTTTCTGACGGAGATGTATCAATAGTCACATATCCTGCATATACTGCAACTTCTGTAGAGGCTAGAGAAGCAATCAAGAGAGCCATGCATGAAATAAAAGCGGGTAGAGAAATAACAGGCGAATCACTATTAGTATTAAAGCAAATCTTTGGAGACTTATCTGAAGGTCACGAATACATCATGAAGGCAGTAGAAGTAATGTCTATGCTATTTGGAGAAGGAGAAATGGAAGAAGATTCTATTTATCCAATGCTTCAGGTTGAAGAAGACGAACTAGAAACAGAAAGCCGTGAAAAGGTTGGAGATTTTGTTCGTTGGAACTCATCTGGTGGAATTGCAAGAGGTCGCATTGTTGAAATTAAGACAGAAGGATCTATTAATGTTCCTAATTCAGACTTCAGCATAAATGCAGAAGAAGGAGATCCAGCAGTTCTTATTCGTGTATACAAAGAAGTAGAAGGTGGTTGGGAACCAACTGATACTCTTGTTGGTCATAAAATGTCTACTTTAACATCTATTGATCCACTTCCAGAAGCAAAAGAAGAGTCTGCAAATGTTATCAATGTAGTGGATGTTCCTGGTCAAGGTGGAAAGATTGTTGGAGATTTCCCATCAGTTCTAAACTTCTTACCAGATAACATGCCAAGATCAATGTCTCTACGCTTAGCACAAGCAAAGAGAAATAATATA